CTCTAGCCCAGTCTTCAAACGCACGAACAAGCCGCGCAGCCGTCGACCCGCCTCGATGCTTTGGGTCAACCCACCACGCTAGCTCCGCGGCGGACCAGTCTAGCGAGTCAAACCACAAAGGCAGCGCCATGCCGAGCAAGAACCCGGCAACTTCGCCGTCAGCTTCTGCGACGAGCACTACGCCGTCAGGGTTTGAATGCACAGCGTTAAACGTGGCTTCAAGTCGAGTCGCGTCGACAGAGCCTACCCGCGGCATCTTGAGCTTGCCTACGAACTCGGCACCGAGCCGAGCTACAGCTTGGCAATCTTCAGACGTAGCCTCGCGGATAATCACGGCTGAAAGATGCCGTGCCTAACCCCAGGCCGCAAGTGGGTCCGGCCCCTCTACGTGCGATTTCTCAGCCTAGAATACGGGTTGTGGCTGACGTAACGCCTTTTCCCGGCAGGCACGTACGTCCGATACAACTCGTCTTCCACCATGTCTTGTGGACCGTCGACCACGGCGCTGAACGTGCAAGCCAGCGCATCGGCTAGGTCTGGCGAGCCTGCCTTGGGCAAACGCTTCTTGATGTCGTCTTTGCCCTCCAGCACTCGACGCTCTCGTTTGTCGTAGCTGTACGTTGGCGTAGCTAGCTCCATGCGCAGCTTTTCGTCATCTGGGATAGCGCCGCCCGCCATGATCCAGTCACGCATGCGCCACCACATCTCGGTGCGGTGGTTGTTGAACAGCTTGTCGTCGTCTGCCGCGCGCCCGAACGGCACCTCGATGACGGTGTGACCCAGCTGCCGCAGCCTGTCGATCACCCCTGCTCCAGCGCCTGCATCCACGAACACGGCGGCTGGCTCGTGTTGTGCGATCTGCTGCGACACGAGCGACGCTAGCTGCATGTTGTCCATGCCGCGCTTGACGATCGGATCAAACATCTGCAGCCCTTGCCTACGCACAATGACGCTGCGGTCACTGCCAAACCGCGCTGGGTCGACGCCGATCACCACGGGGGCGTGATCAATCTCGCCTGGGCGATACACACGCTGGCTGGCGTCGCGCACGTCCAAGATCGACAACAGCTGATCGTCGCCCTGCACGTCCCAGTTGTTGAGCATCTCGCGCTCAAACGCAGCGTCGCTCATCTCGTCGCGCATCGACTCGATCTCCGACTCGATGATGGCTTCAGTCTGGTAGCACGTCCAAGACGCTACACGCCATTCAGGCTGGTCTTTGTCCTGCAACTCCAAGCCGCGCACGTAGACGTCGTAGAACAGGTCGATCGACTTGACCGTGCCGATGAAGATGCCCCAGCCTTGCCGGTCAGCCAGCGTGGGTCGCACGACCTCGTCCCACAACTCAGGCTCCATCTGCGCCACCTCGTCAAGCACCACGCCGTCAAGGTAGATCCCACGCAGCGCGTCAGGGTTGTCAGCCCCGTACAAACTAATCGCAGCCTGATTGTGCGTGAACGTGACGGTCAACTCAGACTCGTTAACCTCGACCATGCCACTCACGATCATGTCGCGCAGCCTGTGCTTGAGCCTGCGCCACACCACGCGCTTCGCCTGCTTGAGCAGCGGCGCGATGTACGCAAACGCGCCTAGCTCGCGCTTGCTTTGCATGGCGCAGTGGATCAACTGCATGATCGCTAGCTCAGTCTTGCCCGCGCGGCGGTGCAGCACCCACACGTTAAAACGACGCATCGCGCGGTGACACCACGTCTGCCACTCGCGCGGCTTGTAGTCGAGTTGAATCGTCATTCCAGCAACTCGCTCTTCTGAATGGTGACTTGCTGCGTGACAACTTGCTCAGGCTCAGGCACGCCCGTCACCACGATGAGCCGCGAGTCGCCGGTCTGTTCGATCTGCCGCTTCTCTGCGTAGCGATGCGAGAACCGACTTAGCATGCGGATGCGCGCGTCCACCCTGAGCCGTGGGTCAGCCATCGGCGTGAAGTCACGCCCGTCCGCGATTGAGATGACCTCTTCAGCCATCATGTCCAGCCCCTTGTCCTTAGCGTCCGCGAGACGTCTCGCGAAATCGGGGAACTGGTCTCGCCAACGCTGCACTGTAGCCCTGCTTGGGCGCCCCTCGGGACGGCAGTAATCCACCATAAGTCCGCCACCCAACACATGTTCGACCAACGCGTCCATGTGTTCGAACGGGTCGTAAGTGACGTCGCCAGCTGGTCTCCCACGCCGCTTTAATTCGTGGGGCTGTTTTTTAGGTGTCGCCATCAGGGGTGCCGAATAATCCGCAGCAGAGTGCCGTTGAGAACCATGTTGGCTGTGCCGTCAGCGTCAGCCTCGGCTTGGAACTTGAGCTTGTCGCCGCTGCTCAGGCTGAGGATGGTGCTCAGCGTGACCACGCCAGTGTTCTGGTCGGTGTCACGCGAAGAGTAGTTGCTAGCCGTGTGCATGCTCTGGCGCACAAACCCGCTGCCCGTGTCTAGCCACGTCCGACAGAACGCCTCGATGCGGTTGTTGCCGCTCATACGGAACGAGCAATCGATCTGGTAGCGCCCCGCCGCAGAGATGTCGATCTGCGTAGCATCGCTGTCGTTGACGACGATGTTGTTGGTTGAGTCCGCCAGCGCATCCGATGACGAGGTGTCCCACGATGCGTAGATGGTGGTGTTCGCGACCGACGCCGTCGAGGTGCCCACGGCCAGCATCGTGCTCACCTTGGCGTCCGCGGCTAGCTTGGCTGCCGTGACGTTGGCGTCCGTGATCTTGACGGTGGTCACCGCGTTGGTGGCGAGCCGCGCGGCGTCGACAGCGCCGTCCGCGATGGCGGCACTGCCTACCGCATCGTCGGCGATAGCCGCTGCAACCACAGCGTCGTCCGCGATGTGCTCGCTGCCGATGGCGTCGTCAGCAATCTTGGTCCCGTTGACAGCATCTGCGCCAAGCTTAGTCGTTGTGACTGCGCCCGCGTTAATCTTGGCTGTAGTGACAGCGTCGTCTGCGATCTTGGCTGAAGTAACGGCGCTGGTCGCCAACTTGTCGGCGTTGATCGCACTGTTCAGCACCTTGCTGCCTTCGACTGCGTCCGCGGCCAGCTTGGTCGCCGTCACTGCGCCGTCAGCGATCCGGCTAGCCGTGACCCAGCCGTCAGCTTGAGTCGCGTCTTGCACGGTCTGCTGTTCGTCTTGGCGCAAGATGAGCCGCTTTACGAACCGGTGTAGCTTGAGGATGTCCACCAGCTGAGTTTTACCACGCTTAGTTGCTACCGTCATCCGGCTCGAAGCTGACCACGACGTAGCCTTCCACGAACTTCGGGGCGACAGAACACTTTCGGACCCTGACTTCAATGATGTCCGAGTCATCACGGTCAGCGGCAGCGACTAGCCCGTCGATCGCCGCCTTCATAGCTGCAAGCAAGTTGTCTAGGTCGTAACGGCGACGCGTCGGCGGATGCACGCTGAGCACCGCGGTCACTGGACCCTCAGGTAATTTCAGCCCAATTGAACGGGCGTGTAGTTCTGCGTCCTGGCGCTGCTTCTTGCGAGCCTTGCCCAGCACCGTCCAATGCTTGCCCTTCGACCGGTTCGGCCAGCACTCCGTGCGCGGCCACTCAAGAATCATTGCGTTTACCATGCTTCAGTTCCCAACTGGTTCCCACCTGCTAACCATATATATGAAAAAACCCCCGCACCCCCTAGTGGTCGGGAACCACTTCGGGGGAAGGTTGCGGGGGACAGGTTCCCGAGGTTCCCGAACAGGTTCCCGCTCAAATCTGGGAACCACTTAGCCAAGGAGATCCTCCACCCGGTAGATGGTCCTGCGACCGTCAGCAGACGACACGATTCGATGTGCTGCGGCCGCCCGTCGCACCGCATCCAGCACGTCCGACCGCCTGCCCGCCACGAGCGACACCAGTTCGTTCGCCGTCTTGCCAGGATGGTCGGCCACCGCCGTCACCACGCTCTCCACCAGCCCGCTGACTCGTTCTTCTCGACGATCCGCTTGGCGAGCGTCGTCCGCCTGCTCTGCCGCCCGCTCGGCCTCTTCACGCTGCTGACGCTGGACCTCGTCTTCAGCAGTCAGGTAGCCGCCCTCCTGGCGGACCAGCATGACCGGCTCGTCCATCGGCGGGGCGAGGTTGTTTTTCTGCATTTCAAACCGGACACGCCCGTCATCGACCGTCAGTAGAGAAGCACCCCACCGCACTGCGTCGATCAAGCCCGTCACGCCTCGCTGCTCAGCTGAGCCTTGCGCCCTGGCTTGCTTGCTTGTGTGGCCCACGCCCAGCACGGTCGGGTTGCCTGGAGCGCGCGTAAACCGCTCCAACTCCTGCACGAAGCGCGTAGCTAAGATGTTGTCAGACTCGACGTTAACGCCAGCGAAGCGGCTGATCGGGTCAACCACCACCAGCCCCCAGTCTTCGCCGTCGTCCAGACGCTGAGCTAGCCCCGTGCTGTGACCCGTGCTGCTCGCCTCCGAATCTAGCAGCGGCAGCGCGTGGCCTGCGAGCGGCACGCAGAGCACCCGCTGGCGCACGGCTTCCATCTCGATGGCGTCCAGCCCCATGTTATCACAGGCGAAATAGAGCTTGCGTGCGGCCTCGTCAGCGTCTTCTTCTCCCATCAGGAAGAGCACGCGCTTGCCGCACGTCTCGCCCAGGCGGAAGTGCCCGAGCCAAGGGCGCCCGGTAGCCACGCTCACGGCTAGCTGGATCAGCGCCGTGGTCTTGCCCGTCCCGCCCGCAGCCGAGAACAGCCCGACCTTGCTGCGAGGCAGCAGCCCCACACCATCTGGTCGGTTCAGCAGATACTCGCGCGGCGGCGGGATGGTCGACCAGTCTGGCTGGACCGGCTCGATGCTGTAGAGCGGCGACACCTTTACCGCAGCCTCTTTAGATGCCTCGACTTGAGCGTCTAGCTCCGGCTCTTCTAACTCACCAAACGCCTCGACAACTTGGTCTTCTTGCTCCTGCAAGTAGGCAAACGCGCGCGTCAGGTCCGCGGTTACCCACGCTTCGCGCCCGTAGCGCCCAGGGTCGAGGCTGTTCTCGATGTCCCCGCGGCCCCACGCCGTGTGGTTCAGCAAGTATTGCAGCGCCACGTCGCCGTGCCCCAAGCACGCCTTAGCCACCATGACTTCCAACGCCCAGAAGGCGTCGCTCGCCGACGCGTAGGGTGAGTCCTCGTACTGCCATCGGCCTTCAAGAAGCGCTTTGCCGTCCGGCTGCTCAGCTACAAACTGGTCGATGTCGTTCCGAAACGGCACCGGCTCGGAGCTAGTCGGCAGACTATCGAGTCGCGCTTTCTCGTCTGGCACCCAGTCGAAATGCCGAAACAGATCGTCCAAGTCGACGCGCGTGACGTCCTTGTTCGTGCCGGGAAGGTGCTTGCCCGTGACTGTGACAAACCCGCCTGCTTGGTTGACCCCAAACAACTGGACCTCGACGCGCTTCGCGCAGCCCGGCACGGGGTCAGCGTCGATGGGCAGCACCGTGCTGATGTTGCGGCGAGGCAGCTTGTCGACAAGCACCCACTGGCGCAGCCCAAAGCCTGAAGGGCTTGCTTCCGTGAACGAGTTACCAAACGCCGCAAGCGCATCGCGCGCCCACGGGCTAAGTTGCCCGGTCTCTGGGTCGCGGCAGTTGTCGTAGTCGAGCGCGATCAGGTAGCCGCGCGGCGTCTTGACCCCATTGGTTGTGATGAAACCAATGCCCGAAAACTTGTCGGGTGCGCGCTGCGTCGGACCCGCAACTTCCTCAAACTTGCGTTGCGACGCCTCGTCGAGCGTGCGGCAGTCTGGCACTTTCGTCCAACTGCCCTGGCGATTCTTGCGTAGGTTCCAGCGGCACCAGCGAGCACTGTTGCGCAAGATCAGAGGCACAAAGTGTTGTGCATCGTCGGGTGTTGGGCTACTGTTGATTGTGGTCATCACGTCGTCTCCGATGATCGAGTCAAGGGGTCGGCCCCAGCGGAATTGAGAGAACCGCTGGGGCCATCTTTTTGTCAGGGGTGCATAACCGAAGCCAGCCGTTGCAAACCGACTGCGCCCGGCTAGACTGCCGCATCGTGCAGCTTTACCCGCATCAACGTGCCGCCGTCAACTTCTTAAAGCAAAGAAAGACGGCATGCCTTGCCGACGACATGGGTCTAGGCAAGACCATCAGCGTCGCCGTCGCCGCGCGCGAGCTAGGTCTACGCTCGGTTTCTATCGTTGCGCCTAGCGTCGCCCTTTGGAACTGGCAGCGTGAACTGCGCAAGTGGGCGGGCATTGAAGCCGCAGTGCTAGACTCTACGCGCGCAGCACGGACAACGCCGCGTTGCCCGTTCTTAATCGCCCCGCACAGCCTGTTGCGCAGCGAACCGGTGCGCGAGCGTCTAGCAGGCGCCGACTTGCTTGTTGGTGATGAGGCGCACTGCTTCAAGACGCCGACCGCCGCGCGCACCCGCAAGTTCTACGGCTTAGCTACAACTGCAGATCGGACGTGGTTGCTGACTGGCACGCCGATGCCGAACAACGCCAGCGAACTGTGGACGATGCTGCACCACCTGCACGACGACTTCCCTGAACGCTTCCGCGCGTTCCGCGAGCGTTACTGCGAGCTACGCCCATCCAACTTCGGTGACGGCTGGAAGATCGTAGGCAACAAAAACGCGCGTGAGCTACGGGAGCGCATGAGCAACTTTATGTTGCGGCGCAAGAAGACTGACGTTCTTGACCTACCACCCAAGCGCGTCGAGGTCGTGACCGTGCAGCCTACTGAGATGCCGCCGGGGTTGGATGAGCTAGAGCGCAAGCTGCGACGTCGCGCAGTCTCAGCTGACGGCATTCGCGCACACGACGACGTCACGTCAGCTGAGACGCCCGAAGAAGCGTTCCAGGCGCTGCGGGATCACGAGCACCTGTCGCGGTTCCGCAGGCTGAGCGGGCTGGCCAAGGTCGAACCTGCAGTCGAGATGGTGCGCAACGAGCTAGCCTACCAAGACTGCATCGTGCTGTTCGCCCAGCACACCGAAGTCATCGACCAGCTAGCTGGTGGACTGGCGGCCTACCGCCCCGTGGTAGTCGACGGGCGCACGTCCGCGGCGGATCGGCAACGCGCTGTCGACGCGTTCCAGTCTGGGCAAGCTGACGTCTTCATCGGCCAGATCCAGGCGGCGGGCACCGCCATCACGCTGACCCGCGCGACCGAAGCGCTGTTCGTCGAGACGAGCTACACGCCCGGTGACAACGCGCAGTGCGCCGACCGCATCTACCGCATCGGCCAGACCAAGCCGGTGCGCGTGCGGATGCTGGCCCTAGCGCACAGCATCGACGAGATCGTGACCGAAGTGCTGCAGCGCAAGGTCGCGATGATCTCGGAACTACTCAGCTGAAAAAACTTTGTTTCAGGCAGAAAAAGATGAAGTAGTCGGTTGACGTCGGTCGATGTCGGGTTATGTTGTCCTCAGTCGCGGCAAGTTGCCGCTCCCGTTTTCACTCTTACCGGAGACTAGACCCATGACCCACACTACTGACCCTTTTGCTCAGCTGCGCTACGACGTCGAACTCGGCACTGCCGCCTACCGCGTTGACAACGGCCCTAACGGCGTCCGCACGGTCGACCCTAACCTTGGTCGCATCGCGTGGCGCACCGACACTGGTGAAGCCATCGGCATGGTCGGCGGCAAGCAGACTGTGATCCAGCCGTCCGAGACCGTCGAGGTCTTCGAGCACCTGCTGGAGAGCGGCCACATCAAGGAGCGCAACCTGCGTGCGTTCGCCTGGAAGGGCGGCGCCAAGATCGCTGTGATCGCTGAGACCGGCAAAGAAGCCGAGATCAAGACGCAGCGCAAGGTCGGCGAAGTGATTCGCCAGCGCATCTTCAGCTACGACTCGTTCGACGGTAGCGCCGCTCGGACCATCGGCAGTGCCGACGAAGTGCTCATCTGCACTAACGGCATGGTCCGCTTGGACAACCAAGCAGTGTCGCGCATGCGTCACACGCCGTCGATCACGCAGCGCAACCAAGAAGCCGTCATCGCTCTGCGTCAGCAGTTCGACAGCTTCGAGAAGCAGCTTCCGATGCTGCAGCGTCTGGCTGACTCCAAGCTGAACGACCGAGGCTTCCAAGCCATCCTCGACGAGTGGTTCCCACGCGACGAGAACAACGAGCGCACGACGCGCAGCCAGAATCAGGCTGACAAGGTCGAGCGTCTCTACCACACGGGCGCTGGGGCTGACCCAGGCAGCTTGTGGGGTGCTTACCAAGCGGCGACCAACTGGTTGTCGCACCACCGTGGCCGCGACGCTACTCGCGAAGAGGCCAACCTTGTCGGCGTCGGTGCCAACCAAAACCGACGCATCCTGCGCGACCTCGTCGCGCGTGCCGAAGCCGCCGCTGCCCTCTGAGGGTAGCGGCCCAACCTGGAGACGACCGATGACTAACGACTTCTACGTTGAATGCGACATCTGCGACGAGCGGTTCTGGTTCGCTCGCAGCGAGTCGCCCACGAAGTGGGTGGCTGAAACCGAGACTCTTGACGGCGAGGTGATTAACTGCTGCCGCAGCTGTGACTCGGAGATGGCCGTTGCCCAAAGTCTGTGATTACTAACGCCGCCCCTAGGGGCGGCAACTTAACCCCTGGAGAAGACCAATGACCGACATCACGATACTGAGCGACTACGTCGTTCCTACTGACGACCACGCGCGCGACACGTTCGTCTACCGCGTGCAGACTGAAGAAGGCGACACTAGTTGGAGCCGCACAGAAAAGCGCGCGCTTGCTGAAGCGCGCGACATGGCTGAGATCCACGACCTTGGCGTCACGGTTCAGAAGTTCACGTTCAAGCTGTCCAAGAAAGGCGTGCTTGACCTGCTCAGATTAGGAGGCGCCTGAAGCGGGCGTCTTCGTGTGGGCTGCTGCAGCCCTGGTCGTGCTGACCAAGTTCGGAGACTGCTGGTCTACCCAGCAGCACGTTCGCTCAGCTGACTCGGAGACCAACCCGTTCGGCAAGATGCTGATGCGCAAGCTCGGCTTCAAGACGGCGATCTGGGCGATCTTCGCGTTCGTTGTTGCGTGGACCTTGGCGTTAGCTGCAGCCGCGTCTAGCGGCTCTTGGCTGACTCAAGCATGGTTCGTGGCGCTGGCCTTGGTGGTCAGCATCATGCAAGCAGCGGTTGCGTACACCAACACGACGCACCGCTGGAACTTCATCACTCGTTGGGTACTAGGCGTACACATGCGCCAGCTGAACAGGAGGAAATCGATGCCAAAGCGTGAGCTAAAAGACGACGAAGTCTACGTCGTGCATCTGGTAGAGGACGGTCTAGTCCCTCCAGATCACACGATGCAGATCTGCCGCGAGTGGGGCACCGCCATGAGTGTAGTCGACGGCTTTATGGCCGCTGAATGCAGCGAGGATTGGACCCCGCACATCATCCGCGAATGGGAACGCGACACTCTCAAAGCCCGGTGGACTTGGGGAGACAGCGAAATCCGCATCACCGTGGAGAACGTGGCGTAAAAAAAACTACAGCAGACTGTTGACGTCGGTCGAAGTCTGCTGTAGTCTGTCCTCTGCACGTTAGCCGTCGATACGGGTAGCGCGATCGGGTGGCCGAACTGAGGCCGTCCGCGTGAGACTCCGTTATTCCATCGCGCCGTGACCTCGTGTCGGCGGCTGACGTGCTTCTCTTTCGGGTGGCTGCTTTCTAAGGGCAGCCTTAGTTGTGCTCTGGCTTCCGTAGAAGCCCACTTAGTTAAAGCGAGCATCGCAGCCACCCTTTCTCTCTTACTTTTCAGGTTGACACCGGAGGCTACCATGCGACTTACCGATAAGCAGAAAGAGCAAGTCCTTGCGAGCGGCGTTGAGACCCGCCCCGGCGGGTCGTTGATCCGCAAGGACGGCCAGTGGGTTGTCGTTTGGCACATCAACTACGACGACCTTGTCGACCCCTACCGTAAAGTGCCGCCAGCGTCTCGCTGGCGCGCTCAAGTTGTCACTGGCGTTGACGCCAGCGGCGTGTGGTTCTACCCAGAAGGTCTGGGTAAAACGCGTTCCCAGGCCATCGCTAACGCGCTGGCCATCTGACTCCTCTCACTTCAAACGGAGACTTCCCATGACTGACCAACAAGATAATAGCCTGCACGACGCCTACAGCGCGACGACGCAGAAGTGCCACGACATTGAGCAATACCTGCACGAGTTGCGAAAGCGCCTCTACGCAGGCAAGAACGAGTACGCCGACAATTCGTCGGACCTCCCCACGTCAACTATTGAACGCGAGCGGCTTGAAGAAGCGCTTGACGTTGCTGGCTGGTCGTACGTGATGTGGCGCAAGCTGCGACACATGGCAGAGCGGCAGAACCTAGAACGGCTGATGAATCAACCGGTGACAGAAACGCCTAGCGAGGACAAGGCACCCGCCGTTGCGGTTGACCCCACCAAGCTGGTTGACCTGATCGTCGAAGACATCACGGCCAACTCTAAGCTGCACGAGGTTGACCAGCAGTACGCTGTTCTCATGGCTGACGTGGCCGAGTCACTGCGTCGTTGCCTTTGCTACAACACGATGGACGAAGCTCGCGAACGAGTCGGGCAAGCCATTGCGGATGCGCAAAGCGATGCTTGATGACAAGGATATCCAGGCCCAGCTGGGCCTGGGTAACCAACTCGCCCAGGAGTTCGCCAAAGACTTCATGGTAAAAATGAAGCCAACCGTTGACGACCCTGGCTCCCGAGCGTCGCTGCTCGGAGTCGTAGCGACTGACCTAGTCGCTGAAATCGCCGTAGTGCTGGAGCACTACGACGTGATGTCGGTAGAGGAGATCGCAAAGCTGTTCACTGAGCGGCTGGTTTCAGCTATCCACGTCAAACGTGAAGAGTGGGAAAAAGAGCAAGCGTCACGGAATTGACGCTTGCGTTTCCGACTCAAGCCAACTACAACCAACTCAGCACACAGCGGGCAGGCGCTGCAGGCCCCGCTTGGCGACCAGGAATCCAGCCAAGCTGACCCAGCACCCTACTTCCCCGATAGCCGCAGCCCCTGCCCGCACTTTATTCAGGAGACCAACCATGAACATCAACATCACTCTTTCGCTCGACTCTGCTGTGCTGCCCGCGCTTGCCGACTTCCTTAAGTCGCACAGCGACGACGTCACTGTTGAGTCGAAGAGCGTTAAGCGGTCCAAGCCCGAAGCCGAAGCTGAGGCTAAGCCGAAGAAGAAGCGCGGTCGCCCGCGCAAGAACCCAGAGCAGTCAATGGCTACGCCAGAGGCTAAGGCCGAAGTCGCAGCCGAAGCTGCAAAGCAGACGCCTCGCATGACCCGCGACGAACTGCGCGAGTTGATCGCGCAAGCTCTTGACCAGCTTGGTGACGAGCCAGTCCGCGCGGTGTTCCAGCAAGTGGGCGTCACCAAGTTCTCTGAGATCAAGGACGAGGCGGTCAACCCGATCGCCGATTCACTCCAGGCTCAGCTGGGGTGATCTACGATCTGCTGGTGACAGCAGGCATTACCGTCGGGATGGCCATCTTGGTCGTCCCGGCATCTGCTTTAATTCCCCGACGTAGAAGGAGCGTTAGCCATGAGCCATTCGTCTTTGGCGCCAAGCGCCGCTAACCGCTGGTTCGTCTGTCCCGGCTCAGTAGCTCTGAGCAAGGATTGCCCGGACGAGTCTAGCCCAGCTGCGCGCGAAGGTTCTTTCGCGCACATGATTGCTGAGCAAGCTCTGGTCAACGGGCTGGACGCGATCAGCTACGTCGGGGACACCAACGGTGAGTTCACCGTTGACCTTGAGATGGCGCAAGACCTCCAGGCGTACCTGGACATCTTGCGCTTGCACGAGATGCTCGCCGACGACTCGGTAGTTGAGCACCGCGTAGAGTTCAACAACGACTGCTGGGGCACTGTCGACTACGCGATGGCGACGGCGGACACGCTGCACGTCTTTGACTTGAAGTTTGGGCGCACGCTGGTCGACGCGACGGCTAACCGTCAGCTGATGGTCTACGCTGCGGCGCTGCTGGCTGACCCGCCAGAAGATGCGCCTGCGTTCTCGCGCAAGTTTAACCGGGTTAAGTTTCACATCGTGCAGCCGCGCGTCAACGCGCGTTCAGATGACGAAAGCTGTGTGCGTGGGCGTCACCAAGCGTGGACGATGCGCATGGACGAGTTCGAAGCGTGGGTTGAGCAAGAACTGACCGTGCGGATCAAAGCCGCTCTGGAGCCGCAAGCTCGGCTGCAGCCGGGCGACCACTGCACCTTCTGCCCTGCTAAGCCGCATTGCCCCGCGCTGCGCGAGCATGCGTTGCAAAGCGCTCAAGAGGTCTTCCCTAGCGGTGACCTCGACTCCCCTACGCAGCCGCCAGCACCGGTAACGCTTGACCCTGAGCGGATGCGGGCAGTCCTTGACGCCGCACCGCTGGTGCGGAAGTGGCTCGACGCAGTTGAGCAACACGCTGCTAGCGAAGCAAAAGCAGGGCGCGTTGTTGACGGATACAAACTGGTCGCTACCATCGGCAACCGTCGTTGGAACGACGAAGTCGAAGCGCAGAACGCGCTTCGCGACGCGGGTGTTGATCCTACGGTCACGTCGATGATCAGCCCCGCACAAGCCCAGAAAGCTCTGGGCGGCACGAAACACAAGCCCGTGATTGACGGGCTGTGCAACCGTCCGGTTACTGGCGAAAAGCTGGTGCCGGTTTCTGACCGACGCCCGGCTTTGCCCGGCGCTGACGTCTTCTCTGAGGCCAGTAACTAATAAGGAGTAGAACGATGGCCCTATCCAAAACTGACGTGGTCACGCCGCCTGTGCGTATCCACTTCCCGTCTCTGTTCACGAAGCGCGCAGTCCCTGGCGCGACCAAGGAAACGTACCAAGCGGTGGTCATGATCCCGCCAGACGTCAGCCTTGAGCCGTTCGAAGCTGCCATGAAGGCGGCTTTGCGTGAAAAGTTCGGAGACAAGTTCAAGCTGTCGCCAGCTAAGAACCCCATCCACGACGCCGCCGAAAAGGACTACGACGGCTACGAGGAAGGGTGGCACTTCATCAACGTCAACGCGAACCACGCGCCTGCCGTTGTTGATCGCCAGAAGAAGCCGTTGCTCGACGTGCGAGACCTTCTAGGTCTGTCAGCTGAAGAGCGCGAGGCGAAGGTGAGCGAGGCTGAGGCGCGCGTTTACGCGGGCGCTTGGGTCAGGTTCCACCTGAACGCGTACGCCTGGGAGCACCCGACGGGTGGCAAGGGCGTGTCGTTCGGCTTGAAGGCCGTTCAGTTCGTCCGCGACGACGAGCCGTTCGGCACAGGCGCTAGCAGTAGCGCAGACGCGTTTGAGGCGCTGGACAGCGATGACGCTGCCGACGCCGACGACTTGTTTGCCTGATGCATTCGGGGCCGGGTGGCGTATCCCCCCTCCCGCTGAAAAGCCCTGGGCTAGTTACTGACCGGACAATGCCCAGCGCCGCCGCGCGGTTCTCGCCGCGTTCGGATTGACGTCCGACGGCCCCACTTTTTAATTAGGCCATGTCTAAGATTCTGTGCGTTGACATCGAGACGTGCTCAGCTGCGTCGATCCGCAACGGCGCGCACGCTTACGCGGCGCACGAGAGCACACGCGTCTGGTGTGTGTCCTTCGGGACGCAGGATTCTGCCACCGACGAACCCCACATTTGGACGTGGGCGCCGGGCATGGACTTGCCCGAGAGCATTGTTGAGTGGGTCACTAACGACGGCGTGCTGCTCGCGCACAACGCCGCGTTTGAGATGGCTATCTGGGAACACATCTTGACACCTGAGTTTGGGTGGCCGAAGCCGAAGCTGAGGCAGTGGCGCGACACACAAGCCGCTGCCGCTTTGGCTAACTTGCCGCTGTCGCTGGAAGGGCTAGCCGGGATCTACAAGAGCGCAGCCCAAAAAGACATGGAAGGCAGCGCTCTGATGCGGTCTGTCGCGGTTGCAAATGCCGACCCCGACACCGACGGCTACCTGTACCCGGCGATGACCGACGACCAGATGACCGCGTTGATGGACTACTGCGAGGCTGACGTAGAGGCCACGCTTAACGTGTGGTTCCGGCTACCTTCGATGCCGGACCACGAGCTAGAGGCGTGGCACGTTGACCAAAAGATCAACCACCGGGGCGTGTGCATTGATACCGACTTCGTCGGGCATTTGGCTTTGATGGCGGAGCGGCGGAAGCTTCAGCTGGGCAACGACGTGTTTCGGATCACCGGGTCGTTGTTGGCGAACAGCACCAGCACGCCGTCACTTAAAGCGTGGCTGAAAGAAGAGGGCGTCGAACTCCCGGTGACGGAGCGGAAAGAGGGCGGGGCGACGCGGGAAGTCGAGACGCTGAACAAGGTCGCGGTTAACGAGATGTTGGCGCGAGATGACATCGAAGGCGCGGTTCGCGAAGTTCTGACTAACCGGGTCGAAGCCAACAAGAGCGCGTCGTTGGCCAAGCTGAAGCGAGTGCCGAACATGATCGGCAGCGACGGCAGGTTGCGCGGCGCGCTGCGGTACAGCGTTGCGCATACCGGACGTTGGGCGTCATCGGGCATTCAAGTTCACAACTTGCCGAAGGACAAGCGCGACCCGGAGCACCGCGACCGAGTGCTTGGCTACATCCGCGAGGGTTCGCTGGACAAACTGGTCGCAACGGAGACACGACCGCTTGAGGCGATGTCGGAGTCGCTAAGGGCGATGATCGTCGCAGGCGCAGGCAAAGACTTGATTGGGGCGGACTACGCCGCGATTGAAGCGCGGGTGCTGGCATGGCTAGCCGACGACGCGGCGCTGCTTGATCTGTTTAGGTCGGGCGCAGACATCTACGTCAAAGCCGCGGAAGACGTCGGCAGCGACAGCCGTCAGCTGGGTAAGGTCTGTACTCTTGCGCTGGGCTACGGCATGGGGCCGATCAAGTTCGCCAGCACCGCGACGTCGTGGGGCGTGCCGCTGGACTTGAAAGAAGCTCGCCGCGTGCAGCGGGCTTGGCGCGACGCTAACAGCAACATCGTAAACTTCTGGTTTGAGCTAGAGACCGCGGTGCGGAACGCGATTGAGAACCGCGGGGTGAAGTACGAAGTTGGCAAGCTTGCGGTCGCCGCCGACAGCCGGTGCCTAGTAATTAGACTGCCATCGGGCCGCTCGATTAGGTATTGGCGCCCGCGTCTTCGCCGAGCCACTCGGATGATCCCTTGCGTGACGCCTGAAGGTCAGATCGAAGAGCGCGAGCTTGACGTGTCTGAGATTCAATTCTACACCGTCGGCTCCAACAAAAGCCGCATGGTGCAAGAGACGACGTACGGCGGAAAGCTCGTCGAGAACGTGACGCAAGCTGTTGCGCGTGATCTGCTAGCGCACGCCTTGGTTAACCTGGAGGCGAAAGGGTTCCCTGTCGTGCTGCACGTCCACGACAGCGTAGTCGCGGAGATCTCGCACAGCGATACGCGTACTGTCGATGAGTTCTGCTACCACATGACGGAGCTACCTGAGTGGGCGTTTGGGTGCCCGGTCACCGCCGAGGGTTACCGCAGTT